CAATCAATGTCGTTCACTTAAATTAGCTAAGTGCTGCGATTTCTTCTGGTGTTAAACCGAGTGCTGCAAGTTTCGCTTCGGCTGATGCCTTAGCATCTGCCTTAGCCTGTGCTGCTGCTTCCTCTGCTGCCTTGATTTCTGCAAAGGCTGCTGCATCTGCCTCGCGCTGAGCAACTTCCTCGGCAGTAAGTTCTACCTCAGTAGTTACTCCAGTTGAGCAGTCTACGATTAGTTTGGTTGGCATTGTTTACCTTTCTTAGTTTTTCTTGATTCCGTATAAGGTGGCGGTGGAGTATTGAACTATATTGCCTGAACTTGGAAATAATTTTATAGATGTTATTGCACTACTACTATTCCAAATACTAGCCCAAAACATTGCATCTGCCGCAGTAGCGTTATTTTCATTTACAGCATCTACTGAAACCGATTTGTAATTTGAGCCAGTATAGTTTGGGATATAACCAGAAGAATTACTAAAGGTAGAAGCCGTAGCAGTAGAGCGAGCGCCGATTCCTATTGGCACTCTAGCCTGCGAAGTTGCAGCGGCACTTGATGTAGATGAACCATCGCCATATAAATAAAGACGAGCGTAGTTATTTCCAGTATCATTATTGAACTGAAAATAAAAACCATTATCACCCGATATATCAAAACGCACACTACTTAAAATTAACAAATCAGTATAAGTAGCAGGGATACTGGTGAATTCCATATTAGCCGCCGTTGCGCCAGTTACAGTTACTGTGGCTATTGCCTCATATGTGTTAGCCATTATGCCGCCTTAATTCCGTAGAGGGTGAAAGTTGAGCCTGATGCAAAATCATTTGTTGAGCCTCTAGTAATAGTTATGCTTGTTATAGCACTTGTGCTACGCCATAAACCGACATAGGCTGCTGCTACACCATCTTCACTTGTTCTTGCTGAAGCAGTTTTATATGTTGTCGCATTAGAATAATTCATAATTTGCACAATAGTATTGCTAGGATTTGTGCTGCTCCAATAAATAAAACCTAAATTATTTTGCGAACTATCGCGCCCTGAAAGAGCGGTGCTTCCATCGCCATAAACATAAGTGCGAGAATAGTTACTGGCAGTATCACTATTAAAAGTTATTTTATTATTTACTCCACCACCACCAGTCATTTTACCATTACTAACCAAAACCAAATCAGTATAACTACCGCTTATGCTAGAAAAAGTTACAGATGAAGCAGCGCTGCTCAGCGTATTTGTTGCTATCGGTTCATAAGTTATAGGCATTATGCGCTCCGTATTCCGTAGAGGGCGAATTGGGAGTATTGCTTGAAGTTAGTAGCGGTGGACATTCCTAATTGGATGCTTGTAATCGCATTAGTATTTCGCCAATTACCAGAAGAAAAATCTACTCTGCCATCAGTACTATTATTATCTACACCTGCTAAACATCTGACTGTTTTATATTTATTAGTATTAGCATAATCTAAAATATCTATGATATGTAAACTAAAAATACTAGCACTCAAATAGTCACTAGCCATTCTTTGCAAAATAATTTGACTAGCACTTGCTCCAGCAGCAGCCTCTACTGTGCTGCCATCACCTGTTAATCTGTGCCAAGAATAATTAGAGCCTGTATCTGAATTAAATTGAGTTTTGAGGTAATCGCCGCCATCGCTACGACTACTTCTAGATAAAACACGTAGTTGTAAATGACTATAAGTTGCAGGAATAGAAGTAAATTCTGCGCTTGCAGCACCACCGCTACCAACAGTTACAGTAGCAATAGACTCAAAGTCTCCAGCATCTCCAAACTTAGAACTGGCGATAATGCCCAAGATATTCATTAAGCAATATCTCCAACAACTAAAAAAGTATTTGAGGCGGTGCAGATGATAGAAGCTGCGCTGTATCTTGCGCGAAGTTTAGGAGCTGTTGCTGTTGCACCTGTTGAGTTAATTGTTACGCCTGCGCCCTGCGATAAAGTTACTTGGCCTGCGCCGATCTGAGCTATATTTATTACATCACCTGCGCTAAATACAGATGGCGGCACAGTTAGCGTTATTGCGCTTGCATTGTTAAGTGTTACTAGCTGATTAAGATTACCTGCTACTAAAGTATAAGTAGTGCCTGTTTCTGCATCAAACTCTAATTTTAAGCGTAGTACAGCTGTACCGCTAGTAACGCCGCCTGATAAACCTGAGTCTGTACCTGTAGTTATGCCCTCTATATCACCTGTTGCGCCACTAGCTGCCCACGCGCTACCTGTGTAATACCATAGGCTGTTATTATCTTTAGTGTATGCAAACTGCCCTTCTTGTGGGCTAGTAATAGCAGAGTTTCTAGCAGCCTCACTTGCAAAAACTAATACGCCTTGCATTAAATAGCCGTTGACGTCCGCGGCTGTTAAAACCTCACCTGTAGTAAAGGTCTTAAATCCTAAACCTGCAGCCATTTATATCTCCTTAGTAAGCGAGCGAGTCCTCATCTAGTAGGCCATCTACTAGAGAGTCTAGCACGAACCCACTCGCGAACGGTTGCGCGGTGGTAAAAGTAGTATTAAAAGAATTAGGGGTAATGTCATAAGCGACGCCAGTTATTACCGTATCGCTCTCTACGTTGCCACCTTGCAGCACCTGTATTACGGTAATCGGATCATAGACGTCTAGCTCTAAAGCTGCAGTAACGCGGCTTGGACTTGCTCCATCATATGCATCTAAAGTTATAGCCTCTAGTCGTAGGTCTGCTCCTACCTCCTGGCGACTTGCTACGATCATAAGTGCCTGATTTAAGGCATCCGTATCAGTCTGCGCTATCGAGCTACGGTTACGAGTATGCTTAAAAAATGTGTCGATACTGTCTAGATTATTTACGGTCTGTGGCGTACCGCCAGTGCGTGTAACAGTGCAGCTATTTATAAGTCCAAAATCTGATAAGTCGAAAGCTACCTTTTGATATGTAATAGTGCCTGGTAAACCAGAGTCGCTAAAGACAGTAGACGTACCGCCAGAGGCTGTAATTATGTCCTGCCTAGACTTAAAGGTGGCGTAGCCTTGCTGGTTAATATAAAAGGCTCCTAGATCTGTAGCCTCGACCGTCTGACAGGCTGCTAGGGCTGTCCTAGTAGTACCTGTATCAGCCTGTACCGTAGTGGTACTGGTCGTAGATATAGCACGCATACCGCCAGGCCACTCAGCGGCGTCTAAGATGCTAGTAATGCGCTGCGCTGTAGTCTGTCCAGCCGTACCGCCTGTAACAGTACCTACAGATGCAAGGTTTAATAGTTGAAATCCATCGACGCAGTTTAGATCGACAAAGGCAGGGTCAAACCCTGTAGGAGAAGTGTATTTCCACGACTGTACATACATAGATCCTAAAGCGTATTCCTGGCCTGCGAACGTACCTATAAAACGTATCTTACGCATCGGTAAAATTTTTCCGTATAGAGCGCTACTCGTATTGGCAGGATTAAATAAACCTGTCTCGTCAATTAAACGCACTGCAGCATTACCAGCGGTAAAGCTGTCAGAGGTACGGTTATAGGCTCGTCTTATACCAGCTCGTAACACGTATTGGCTTACGTCTACGATTTCAGATGCGCTAGTACCTAATACAGACTGGTCTAGCGGTGTGGATGGATCATCAAGTACTAGACTAGGGTCAAAGTTAGCGCCGTTGCTAAAGTCGATAGTGCAGGTAAATATCGCGCCTGTACTCATTAGATACCCTCTAAGAGTATGTTATTACCTGTCCGCTGTGTCGCATATACAGCATCGGTTACAGCTGCTACTAAATCATTTTGAGCTACTACTGATCCCTGGACATTTACATTTATTGTGACGCCTTCATCTCTCGCTCTAAAACCTGCAGGGTCAAAAAACGATGGCGTAGCCATACCTCTAGCGCTGCGGCCTGTCTCCTCAAAATACCTAGACGATGATACGTCAAAATTAGATGGTACTGAGGTTTTATCATAGAGGTTTCTTAAAGAACTATCTTCATTTTCCTCAAAGAATCTAAAACTTCCTAAATCAGGTACAAAAGGTCTCTTAAAAGGTTCGCCAGCTTGCTCTCCAGGTAAATCAATATAAGGAGGTCTGACAACAGGAGGTTTACCTGGCTCTAAATCTTTACTCGTATCCTCGTCGTATTTTCTTACCCTTGATGGATCAGGTTTAGCCGTAACAGTCCCACCGTTAGTAATACCAGGTATAGCAGGCATCGTAATAGTCGCGCCTATATTTATAGTGTACTTACCCTCTATGAGAGCTTTTAAGGCATTTTTTATATCGTCTAAGTTATCTGTAAATTTAATATTAGGGTTTAAGGCTGCCAAAGCGTCTATAGATGCTTTATCAGAAGCAAAACCAGCGGTTTTAAGTAGCTGTAAAACCTTTTCTAAATTCATCGCATCGTTATAACGTCCCTCAGTAGCAGCCTTTAGAGTCTTTATAGCCTCCTCGTCTGTCTGATAATCTGAAATCTTGAGCGCTGATAATTGCAATACGCGGTCTCTGTCTGTCTGTGAAAGTTGACGACGTAACGCAGCCTGTAAATTAATCGCATCTATGTCGAACTTAAACTGTATAGAGTTACGTAATCTTTCAAGATCTGCGCTTCGCTTCTTTTCTTGCGCTCTTTTTGCCTCATCGCGTTTTAGCCTTGCTATTTCTGCGGCTCTTTGTTTTGCTAAACCAGCCTCAACTTTTGCTAATTGTGTTAATTTAGCTTGATCCTGTAATGCTTTTCTTTGTAATGCACCTGCGGCTAAATCAGCTTTGAGCTTAGCATCTGCGGCTCTACCTGCATCGCCGTAATCTATTCCTGCTAGACGATCTAATAAATCAAATAGCGCTAGGACAGGCCTGCTATTTGCTAGCTCATTAAATTTACTTGACACCCTATCTATTAGACCTACAGCTTTACCTAGAGCTGTTCCAAAAGCCTCTCCCAGAGCTATCATCTTTTCTTGAGTTTCCTCAATACTAAGCCCAGATGCCTCCAAGCCCTCGACAAATCCTTTACCTACTGCTACCTGAGTCTGCTCGAAAGCTATTTTTAGTTTATTTATTTTGTCTGCGAAAGTGTCTACCTGTTTAGACGAGAAATCAGCCTCTAGCTCTTTTAGTACGTCAGCGAAATCTTTACCTTTTAGCTCAGCCGTCTCATAACCTATACGCAGCTTTACTAAAGCTTTATAATCACCGACAAAAGCGCGTGAAAGGGCATTACTAACGTCAGTTAACTCTAATCCTTTTTGTCTACTAATTTCAGTAGATAGACTTAATAATTTCTGGGCGTCTGTAAGCGTGTATGTAGTCTGGATTAATTTTTGTAGAGCTGGATTTAGCTCATTTTGAGAGACACCTGACGACAGAGATAAAGCGCGAGTAAAATCACTAGCCAGAGAAGAAGCGAAAGCTAGACCTAAATTAGTTAATTCAGACTCTAGGCGCTTAGTAGATTTCTCTAAGGTTGCGAATTGATTTACAGACTTTTTTACGAAAGCGCCAATAGCTACAGCGCCAAAAGTAAGGCCTAGTCCCTTTCCAAATTTTGTTAATAGTGCTTGCGATTTCTTTGTAGCCTTATCTAAATCCTTAAAGCCTTTATCTTTTAGTCGCGTAATAAAATCGACTGCTACCTCTTTACGACCCATTACCATTATTTAACACCTCTTATAAACTTATATAAGCGCTGGTCTATTACCTTAGTAATTTCATTTCTAACCTTATCGCCTAATATAGCCTCAGCCTTATAAATAAGGCGTTTTGGAGCGCCTGCTACTTTTGGAAAGAAAATTCTAAAATCATCCTGAGCCTTATAGTTACGCGATACGCTTTTTGTCTTAGCCTGCGACGTCTCTTTACCAGATCCTGCTAGCTCGTAAATAGCGCCTCCTGGCGTGCTGTTAACTAAAGCTAGAGCTGCGACTGCTACTTTGTTATATCCAAAAGGCGTCTTATTAATAGTAGTGCGTCTAATCTTTATACCTCTAGCTACTATTGCAGGTTGCCACGTCCAGCGTAGAGGATCCCTAGATCTATGTACTTTGTCATTTATCCAGGCAGGGGATGAGTAGTCTGGCGGCTGTTGAGCGAATACGTCTCTATCTTGATACTGAATAGAGCCAGGTACGAAGGTTTTAGCTAATTGCTGCATAGGTTTTACAGCTTCATTAAGACCCTTATTAAAGTCTTTTCTTAATTGAGGATTAATAGCCTTTAGCTCTTTTACTAATTTATCAAAGTCAGCGATTAGTATGGACTCACTAGCTCTAGCCACTAGCGCCTCCCTTTCATCGAACGCGGTTTATTACGCGCCTGAGCCTGCTCCTGCAGTATAAACTTTATAGCTGCATATATAGCAGGGTCGCATTTTAGTAGCTCATTAGGTGAGATACTCGTCGCTACCGACACAGCTGCGACCTCCCATATGTCGCCGCGTCGGTCTATCCATTTTTTGAGTCAATGACGAAATCTACGTCTTTATATTGATTTAAGAAATCGTCATCTAGAGCAGCTGTGGTCTCACCTTTAGCGGTTATCAGATAATGCGCGAACCACCATAGATCACTTTCACGCTGATCCTCAATTAGTCGCTTACGCCATCCAGTCTTAAAATGACTCTCAAAAGCCACCTTAGCCGCTGGCGTAAGCTCGTAATTTACCTCTTTACCGTCTTTTTTAGTTACTTTAATTAATTGCGTAGCCATTTATGTCCCCTATTCTATTTAATTAAGATGTAGCTTTAGTAAGAGCAGTTACTGGAAGTGTAATCGATGCAGTCATTGGACTATCAATACTTCCGTTAATTGGCTGCCATTGTGCAACCAAAACAGACATAGAGTAGCGAGGGTTAGTCGCTGTTACAGTGCCTGAGACTGGAATTAGTTGAATAGCTAATTTTGTACCTAGTGCATCCTCAAAAATTGAGTTAACGCTAGATGCAGCGAAATCGTTGAACACTTCAAGCGTAACGCTTGGGCGTTCGATCCCACCTATCAGATTTTGGACCTGATCGGTCATAGCCGTTATTTCTACGGCGTCAATTTCTCGCGACAGGCTGACCGCGCTAACGAAAGTGGTAATAGTTGTAGTGCCTGCGACTACAGCTACTTTATTACCCATAAAGATCGCCATTTATTTCTCCTTTTATTTAGCCGATCAATTCGACATTATACCGATACGCAAGGTAGTCGATACTAGCCACCTGTACAGATCCAGCGGTAGCGGATGTTACTCGCAGGGTTTGGACAGCGCCGCTAAGTGTTGCATCTGCCTCGATCGCGGCTTTTACCGAGGTAGAACCTGTTGACGCTAGATAACCGTCTAGCTTTGTCTGTCCAGCTGACTCGCTCATACGTCCTACAATTAAAAGTATTGTACAGGTAGCGTTATCAAAACCACGATTAAACGTGGCGTCAAAATTGAGATCTAACTGACCTACTACTGCACCTGGGACGTTAACAGAGTCTGGAATATAATCGTAAGTCTTTAAGCCTGTAATAGTTGCTAGTCGCGTTTTAAGATTAGCGCGTACTGTCGATGGAACCATTAAGCTACGACCTCTTTTTTATAAGCTCTTACCATCGCAGTAACGTCTCGACCTAGAGGACTCATACGAACAGCTCCTAAATCTCCTAGACCTAAGATGCCGCCTGGAGAGTCTTTACGCTTATATAAGTCAGCTGTAAGTATCTGACAGGCTGTCTCTATGTCATCTGGGACGCTAGGCCATCCCCATCTAGCAGTAACCTCAACACCTGGACGCAGACCATTACTAAAGAGTCCAGGGAATATAGGCCAGACATAAGTAGTGTTAACCATTGTCAGCTGAGTAAAAGGTCTACCTAAAGATGAGGCCGTAAGTGGATCTAGTAAGAAATCTGTATCCACCGTTAGCGTGGTCTCAAAGACGCCATCTCCATCGTCGTCTATCTTAACTACGAGACTGCTAGACGTTCCAATATCATCGACGTAAGTAAATAGCTCACTATAAGCGCGATATTTACGCGCCGAGGCAGTGCTATCTAAATAAAAACGTCTATTAGCTATGCGATCAATACTGCGAGAGGCAGACTCAATAAGTCCCTCTAATAATGTATCGTCTGAGCTATCTGTAATACTTAAAAAAGTTTTCATCGCGTTAAGCGTCGTGTAACCGTTAGTTATAGCCATCCAGGAGCCTCATCGTCAATAGGGACAGGTATTTTCGAGAATAGGTCATTACTAAAGTGTTTTCTAATATCACTCATAGCACGCCCCTTAGATCCTGGATGGTTATAACCACTGGGAGGCCGTAGCCCCCCAGATGGTTTTATTAGCACTAGAAGCTAGGTGTACCTAATCCAGTTCCGTTAATTTGTGCAAACGCTTTAGGATAACGTAGAGAGGTATACGCGAACATACCGTACATAACGATATTTAGCGCGACCTTTCCATTAGGTTCCTCGAACGTAACATATGTCGGACTACCAGTCTCCTCGAATAGGTGAGACTCGTTGAGGTCGACGATATGGATAGTGTCTTGGTTAGTACCAGTTCCAGCCGCAGTAGTGATATTTGCGTCTGTGATGACTGGTAGACCGAGAATTGAATAACCTGAGTTATTACCGTAGTTAGGGTATCCCTCACCTGAGCCAATGGCATTTACAGGATTATACGCAGTCGGTACGACTAGCGGACGACTCTGACCATCTAGACCAGCAAGTAGGAAACCTAAACGACGTGGATGCATAATAATCGCGTTAGGTGATGCGTAGATATTGCTCTGAATTTGTTGAATCGCATCTGCGAGCTTTGGATATAGACCTGCGACTGTACCAGTAGTAGCAGTG